TCTTCCGCGCTCAGAAGGCGGGCTGGGAATGTGCATTAAAATCGGTGGATACGGAAATTAATTCAGAAGGGAGCAACGATGTATAGAAAGATTGGAGAAATTAACGGGTTCAGCGAAATTCCGTGGGGCAAAGAAATCATTATTACCGGCTCCGTAGGAAATGGGTGGTACTGGCAGGCAAAGGGCAATTTTATCAAGGGTGAAAGCAGTTGTCGTTTTAAGGATGAATGCGGTGTGTTCACGCAATTTATACCGGGTGATTTTATATCGCTGAATGTGCTGGAAGAAGCCAGCTACGCCCGCAAGCCGGAAGGGAGCGAAAAGGAATGAATGATTGGATAAATGTGGATGACGATATGCCACAGATTAAGCGCGGCTGGAATCGTGTGACCGTAACCGTCATAGCCAAACTAAAAAGTGGCGAAGAAGTTAAAGCTTTTGCCACAGATGATGACTGGTATTACGATAGCACTTGTCACAAAATCTATACGCCGGTAGTTGCATGGAAATCGGAGCCTACCCCATGACCGCGCTTGACAGCCCCTGCTACCTCTGCCAGCGGCGTGCGCTGGGCTGTCACAGCCGGTGCAAAGATTACATAGCATTTGCGCAGTACCGGCAGGCAGAGGCGGCAGAGAGGCACAATGCAGTAATGCAAAAAGTGTACGACCATGACAGATACTACAGAATTTTAAGGAGATGTAGATGATGCCTTGCCCATACAACCACATTACACCGAATACGTGCCTGCACTGTCGAATGCCAGACTGCACCGCTCCAGTTAATGAGCCTACCACACGAGAGGAAACATGCGCTGTGCAAGCAGGCATGCCAAAGACTCTTACGGCCTCAACACACACTGGGCGTGAAAAACCGTCATTTTACAGGGTATGTGAAGAATGTGGCAAGGAATTTATTGGAATAAAATTGCAAAAATTCTGTTGCAAAGCTTGCGCGGTAAAGCATAATTCGCGTATCCAAAACCACAGAAGAAGCGAACGACGCAAAGAATATAGGAGGATACATAATGTCAGAAAATAAAAAAGCCGCCAGCGGTGCCGGAAACACCACTGACAGCATGACAAAAAGCTCTATCGGCAGTGTAGCACAACAAGGCAGCAAGGTCAAGCAGCAAATCATGCTGCTATACCCGTGTGACACCTGCAGGTGCAAAGACCGATGCACGGACTACCAGTACTGCAGCTGCCCGGCGTTTGGGTCATGGGCAAAGATGGCGTGGTACTGGGCAACCAGACTTTTAACCGCAGAGGAGGCGCACAAATGAGCGTAGAAAACACTTTTACTCTTGATTGGGATTTACTTGCAGATACTATGAAACGCTTGAAACCTATTACGTCCGTCAGGGGCAGCGTACCGTTGTTTCAGGGCATCCGTTTCCAAGCACATACGGATGGGCGTATTTTAGCAACTGCCCTTGACGGCTATCAGCAAGCGTCCGTGCTTGCCAAGTGCTTTGAAGCACCACAACAGTACCTTGATTTCACGATTTTGCCATTCGACGTTCCTAAAAAGCCAAAGTGCCGTACCCCCCTGCTGGTGAATATCACCGTAAGTGCGAAAAAGGTTTTGTTCCAATTTGCAGCATTCGGTACCACAGAAACAAGAGAGTCAAAGAAATTGGACGGGGAGTTTCCCGACCTTACTCGAATACTGCCAAATGACGAAACTGAAAAGTACCTATTTGTAAACCCCCGCCGTCTGATTGACGGAATTAAAGCCATCATGGGCCAGCGTTCCAGTCACGAGCCCATAAAATTGCAATATTATGGGCCATACCAGCCCCTTATTCTTCTTTCAGCACATGGGCAGGAGTCGATGGTTCTTCCAGTGAGGGTTGCCAAGGACGCGGACGATCTTACCCCGGTGTTAGACAACGTCCGCAGCGCGGCTAAAAAGGATGTGATACATCATGACTGAGCCTGACCGCTGCCCTGTATGTGGCAGCATTGATATTGTCGCTGGACACTGCCAGCACTGCGGCAGTGATACAAATATACATAACTACAATCAGGAGGACAAATGAATGAGTTGTAAAATCCCTAAAAAGCCGCGACCAGCATTTTCTCCGGCCGGCGGCTGCGTGATTCGCATTAACGCGGAACCGTATCAAAACATTTTAGATGTGTGCGAAACAACCGGACTTACACATCTTGAAATCGTGGAACCCGGCGAAGCATGATTCACTACTACACTCATCAACAACGGGAAATCGAATTACTGAGCACGCATTCCTTCTTTGCACTGTTTGCAGAACAAGGCACGGGTAAGACACTTCCTACTTTGCAACACATCCTAAATTTGTTGTTGGGCGGTCAAATTACCACAGCATTAATTATCTGTCCTAAATCCGTCATGGGCAGTTGGGAACGCGATATTGAAAAATTCTCCCCTATTTATCAGCGGATGCTGCGCAAAGCCGTACAGGTTATTAACTACGACCTTGTATGGCGGCGACCGGAATATCTGCGTCCTTGGGGGTGCGTGGTGTTAGACGAAAGCCACTTTATTAAACACCGGACAAGCCGCCGCTCTAAATTTATTTTGAAACTTGGCCGCCTCGCAAAATACCGTTACATATTAACCGGTACCCCAGTTGGAAATAGCCACTGGGAGGAACTTTGGAGCCAGTTTAATTTCCTTGAACCGTCAATTTTCGGGAAGTACAGCCAGTTCGAAAAACGGTACTGCATCCTGAATGAGTACTACAAACCGTATCGTTATATCCACGTTGACGAAATTCGGGAGTGTATTGCACCGTATGTGTTTTCCGTAAGGAAAAGCGAATGCCTTGACCTGCCGGATAAACTGCCGCCAGAGCGCTACACGCTGGAACTCAAAGAAAAGAAACTCTATAAGGAAATGCTCAAAAATTACATCGAAGAACTAGACATTGAAGCGAAAAACCCGCTTGCCCGGCTTACAAAGCTACGGCAGATGTGTTCCGGTTTCATCATGGACGAGAACAAACAGTTACACCCGCTGAAATGTGAAAAGCAGACCGCTCTCTCCGATTTACTTGAAAACTGGGAGTCAAAACTTGTCATTTTTGCGGAATACAAACAGAGCATTCGGGATATTCAAGCCGTACTAAAAAAGCACAAAATAGAATTTGTTACGCTGGACGGTGAGCAGAAAAATAAAACCATCTGGAAACAGTTTCAAACGGACACAAGTATTCAGGTAATCGTATGCCAGTACAAAAGCGCTGCACAGGGAATTGACTTGTTTGCTGCTGATACAATTCTTTTTTATGAGCCCACACTTTCAAGCCAAACTTTTGAACAGGCGTGTGACCGTATTCACCGTGTCGGCCAAACACAAAAATGCAGTTATATCCTGTTTGAAACGGTCGGCACAATTGAAGTCAAAATGTGGGACTCGTTACAGCGGCATCATGATTTTGACGAAACAGAACTTTGGAATGCTTTAAAGGAGGTACAAAAGCCACGGAAAACTTAAATATTTGGTTTTATGACATCGAAGTTTTTGCGCACGATTGGTTGACAGTTTTTAAGCGCAAAAACGACGGCCGCCGTGAAATCATGCATAATGAACCGTTCAAAGTTGCACAGCTGCTTGACACCGAAAAGCCGGTATTGTGCGGATACAACAACAAACATTACGACCAGTGGATTTTGAGAGCCATTTATCATAATGCCGAACCGGAAACCGTCAAAGCCCTTAATGATTTTATTATCAAAGACGGCAGGAACGACCCATGGAATTTCCCGGGGCTTGATAGTCACTTACCCCACCCCTGCAAGCAGTTTGACCTTATGGACGATTTGGGCGGCGTATTTCTCCGCCTGAAAGAAGCCGAGGGTAATCTCGGAATGGACATTGAAGAAACAGAAGTCGCATTCGACCTTGACCGCCCCCTTACCCCGCAAGAATTAGAACTCACTACAAAGTACTGCTCTCATGATGTTGATGCAACGGAGCGGCTTTTCGAGGAACGTAAAAAATACCTTGAAAGTAAAGTTGTTGTCGGAGGTATGAAGGATATCCCGCCGGAGGACGCTCTGAACCTTACGAACGCCAAACTGACAGCATTGTATCTTTGTGGGCAGGGAGCGCGCCCACAACCATGTGACGATGAATTCCAATACGATTTTCCCGACAATCTGGTAATTGACAAATACCTGAATGTTATCGAATTTTTCGGTGTAATTGACCCGGAATATCAGAAGAAGCTTGAAATTAATATTGCAGGAACGCCGCACGTGCTCGGTTGGGGTGGTATTCACGGAGCGCTCGAGCATTACTCCGAGGAAAGCACCAATAACCGTAAAATTCTGCACATTGACGTTACCAGCTATTATCCTTCATTAATGATTGTCAATCACCTACTAAGCCGGAACGCGCAAAACCCGGACGAATATAAAGACGTATACGAACGCCGTGTAGCTGCAAAAAAAGCGGGTGACAAATCTACCGCAAATGCGTTGAAACTGATTTTGAACACCACATACGGCGCAATGAAAAATCAGTACAATCCTCTGTATGACCCACACCAAGCAAATGCCGTTTGTATCACCGGGCAGCTTTACCTTGTAGATTTGATTGAAAAACTGGAAGCGATTGAAACCTTTCGCCTTATCCAGTCAAACACAGATGGCTTGATTGTTTCGTGTGATGTAGCCCATATTTCCGAAGTCACTCACCAAGTAAAACTTTGGGAGCAGCGCACCGGGCTTTCGATGGGCATTGACGGCATTACAAAAATCGTGCAAAAGGATGTAAACAATTACGTTGTCTTGGACGCTGACGGGACAGAGGAAGTCAAAGGCGGTTATGTTTCGGACTCTGACGGCGGCAGTTTTAAGCACAAGTCTTGTGTCATTGTCGCGAAAGCGATTGTTGACAATCTACTGCACGGCACACCAGCGGAAGAAACGATTAATGCTTGTACGAACCCGGCTGACTTTCAGATGATTGCCAAAGCCGGGAGCAGCTATGACAAAGTGGTGTGGCAGTCGGACGGCGAAGATTTTGAAGTCCAGAACGTCAACCGTGTTTACGCTTCTGCGGACGCAGGCGCCGGAACGCTTTATAAAGTCAAACTTGAAAAAGCTAACCAAAAAGCGCGGCGTGACAAAGTAGCAAATTTGCCGGACCATTGTTTTATTGATAACGTCGGGAAAGCACAAATTTCCGATATTTATAAACCGTTTTACATCGACCTTGCTCAAAAACGCATTAACGATTATCTCGGCATAAAGCCGGAAAAGCCTAAAAAGGAGCGTAAAAAACGTATGACTAAAAAAGCTGCTGAAACAACTACAACCGAAAAAGCTGCACCTGAAACAACTCCCGCTGCTATCCCTGTTGAAACTCCGGTAACAATCTCCGGTTTAGGCGCAAAACTCATGAAACTACGCGAAACAATGAACAGCTTTGCATGGGAAAAGGACGGCATCAATCGTCATCAGTCCTATACTTACTTTTCCGAAAAGCTCTATAAATCGAATTTCAAAAAGGCTCTGGAAGCCGCTGAGCTGGATTTCAAGGCCACTATGCTTGATTATCAGTTCATCCCCGCTATCAACAATAAAATGAACATGATTATTGCACGCTTCCAGTTTGAAATTATTGACCGCGAAACCGACGAAAAAGAAACTTACGTTGCAGGCGGTTCCGGCGCTGACACAATGGACAAGGGACTTTACAAGGCATATACCGGCGCAATCAAATATTTCCTCGCCAACAATTTTCTTGTAGCGGAGGGTAACGACCCCGAAAGCGACGAAGGTGAAGCACAGCAGGACAAGCCAAAATATACCCCGCCGGAACGCCGCGAAGAAATTAAAGAAAAAGTGGAAGCTAATACCGGCGCCGCTACAGATGTGCAAATTGAAACCATTGCGAACGGTATCGCTATGCTGGAGGAAGCAAAAAAGCCAGAAGCTGACGACTACGCTGCTCTGCTGGAAACCGACCTCACTGCCGCCGACGCACAGACCATCATTGAAGCCATTAACGCTTTGTTAGGAGATGATGCAGCATGATGCACATTGATGAAAAGAATCATGTTATCAAACTGGACAAAACCCCCGGGCGCATTAAAAAAATCACCGGTACCCGTTTTGCCGCTATCCTCGGTCTGAATCACTGGACAAGTCCTTTTGAAGCTTGGTGCGATATGACCAAGACCTATAAAATCCCGTTTGAGGATACCAAATACACACTAGCGGGTAAAGTCATTGAGCCAAAAGTTATCGATTATCTCGATAAAACTTATCATTTCGGCAAAGGTATCTGCAAAGGTCCCGATGATTGGTTCGGCAAGACAAAAGAAGAGTTGCATTACGACCACTTCCCGGAGAACAAAACGTTCGGTGGCATGTGGGACTGCCGCACAAAAGATATCGTGTGTGAACTGAAAACCACGAAACGCGTGGAGGATTGGTACAAAGACGGTAAACTGGACGCGCCTATATATTACAAACTGCAAGGTGCTTTGTATGCGTGGCTTTTAGGACTTGACAAATTTCGCATGGTGTTGACTGTTCTCGAAGATTCAGATTACGAACACCCGGAAACTTTTGTGCCGAACAGCAAAAACACGCACATTTTACAGTACAGTTTGAAGCAGGACATTCCGCAGTTTGACAGCTATATTGCGGCCTGTGAACAATGGTTGCGCGACCATATCGAAAATCCGGTTTCGCCGCGCTGGGACGAATTTGACACACCAGACGACAAAGATATCATGAAAGCGCTCACTACGGCGCACGCTGTGCCACAGGACACTCCGGACGGCACCGACCCGGTAAAAGTACTGCTGCAGCAAATCGAGCCTTTACAAGCCGAAGTTGACGCAGTGGCCAAAAAGGAAGCCCAGCTGAAAAGCCTTAAAGACCAACTGAAACCGTTGCTCACGGCACAGATGAAAAATTCTGACAAGAAAATTATTCTGCCGGGTACTCAGTACGATTTTATTGTATCCCGCTCCTGTTCGACCCGTGTTGACTCTGCCGCACTCAAAAAAGCAGGCATTTACGACCAGTACGCAAAAACATCCGAAGTTATTAAACTGAACGTTGAAAGGAAGGCCATCTAATATGAAAAGAAAAGCAGCAGAAGGTTATACATTGATTCCCGAAGGTGAACAGGTTCTCAAAATCACAAAGGTCGACGACAGCAACTATGAAAAGTTCGGCAAACTGATTATTACATTTGCATCCGCATCTGGTGCAACCGCGCGTGAAAACTACAATTTTGTAAACGATGACGGCACCACGAACGAGGTTGCGGACGGTATTTACACGCGCCTTGCACGCGCCGCGCTCAACGACCAGACCCTTGATGAATTTGACAGTGACGATTTGGTAGGTAAATTCATTAATGTCGAAGTAGTACATAATACCGGCAGCAAGGGCGGCACGTTTGCCAACATTAAAAAGATTCTCGGTCATGCTAACGGTTTTCCGGCAAATCAAGCAGCGAAACCCACAGCCGCCTCGGCAGCAAGCACTCATAAAAAGAGTGCGGCTGAAATCCTTGCAGAAGCAAAAGCGCGGCGTGAAGCCGCCGGTAAGTGAGCCGGGAGAAAGACCTGCAGGACGACTGTTTAGACTATCTTGACAAACAGGGAATTTACGCGGTGAACACACACGGTAATGCGTTTGAACGCCGTGGGAGACCAGACTTGTATATTTGTTACAACGGGCGGTTTATCGGCTGTGAGCTTAAAAAAGCTGGGTCGGGGAACCGCCCTACCCCGTTACAATTAAAACACCTGCGGGAAATCAAAGAATCTGGAGGAATTGGTGTATGGATAACGACGCTCAAACAACTACAAGACCTGCTTTGCTCTCTGGACCGTTAGACGGTCAGTTCATACGCCTGCGCCCAGACAAAGCGCCGGTTAATTGGACGCAGTATAGTATTGACACTGCAACCGATTTTGAGTGCGTCGGCGTGTTAATGCCAGAACCATATGTAGTTGTAGACATTGACGACGCGGAGGAAGCCCAGCGGCTCACGGCCTTAGTGCAAGGCGAAAAAATCAAGTGCCAAATTATGCAGACTACGCGCGGCCGGCACTTTTGGTTTGTCGCCGAAAGTCCTATGAAAAATAGCATTAAAAGTATGACCGCAGTCGGCCTGCGCGCTGATTACCGCAGCTATGGCAAACAGTCACAGGTATGCGTAAAACTCGCGGGAGAATGGCGACAGTGGCTTACAAATTATGATTGGAACGAACTTGACCTTTTGCCTCGTTGGCTGCGACCGCTGCGGCAAACCAAATATAATTTTCTGGATATGAGCGACGGCGACGGCAGGAATCAAACACTTTACGATTATCAATGTATGCTTTCAGCTCACGGTTTCACAAAAGAAGAAGGCTTTCAGACTATTCGCTGCATCAATCAGTACATTTTTAAAGACCCGCTTCCGAAAAAAGAGATTGACACTATTTGCCGGGATGAAGCGTATCCAGAAGAAAAGCCGCTGCCGGCAGAAGTCGACCCGGATGCACCGTGGTTTGGTGAAAAAGGCAAATTCATGCATAACATTATGGGAGACGTACTTACAGACGAAATGCCCCTTGCGAGCGTGCATGAACAGCTTTATGTATACAAAGACGGTTTTTATCAGCCAGGAGAAAATGCTATCTTGCGTTCTATCGTTGAGAAATTTCCTGCCGCCAAGCGCGCACAAGAGAACGAGGTACTTAATTATCTCAATATTCAGAAGCATATTGATGAAGTACCTATAGACGAATACACCATTAACTGTCTTAACGGTCGTCTAAACCTTAAAACAGGCGAACTGCTGCCGCATACAGCGAAATCTCTGGACTTCCAGCAAATCAATGCAGCTTATGATAAAACTGCTTACTGTGAACCGCTAGACCATATGCTGATGCGTGTGTTCTGCGGTGACTATCAACTGTACAAGCTCTTTGAAGAAATGCTGGGGTATTGTCTTATTAAGAACTGCCGGATGCAGAAAATTTTCATCTTTTTCGGTGAGGGCAATAACGGCAAGAGCACCCTGCTGCGTGTCATAACCTCTTTTATAGGCCGGGGGAATTATACCACCCTAAGCCTGCAAGACCTCGAAAAGAACTTCCGGCCGGCAGAGCTTGAGAACAAACTCGTTAACCTTGGCGACGATATACCGGCGACTACCATTAAAGATTCCAGCCTTTTAAAATCCATTTCCAGCGGTGAAAATGTGCTGGTTGAGCGCAAAAATAAAGACCCTTTCATTTTGCGTAACTGTGCCACGCTTATTTACACGACCAACAAAATGCCGCGCGTAAACGACAAATCTTATGGCTTTTACCGTCGTCTGGTACTTATCCCGCTGGACGCAAAATTTAACAAAGATGACCCGGATTATGACCCCGATATCGCGCAAAAAGTTGTCACTGAGGAAGCCCGCAGTTACCTTCTGAACATGGCTGTTCGCGGCCTGCACCGGATGCTTAAAGACGGTTTTACAACCTCTGACAAGGTGGAAAAAGCAATCAAAACGTACAAGGAAAAGAGCAGCACAACGCTCTCGTGGATTGCCGAAAACGCTATTTCGGATAAATATTTGCTCTCAAAATCAACAGCAACACTCTATTTTGAGTTCAAAAGCTGGTGTGAAAATGAGGGAATTGAAAATATTCCGAAGCAAAGAAGCTTTTCAGAAGAGGTCGGAAAGCAATTTAGTTTTGTTGCGGGCAAAGCAAAGCGGGATAAAGATACAAATAAAGTTTCACGTTTTTTTGAAAAAGTTTGATTTTCTTCGTTACACGTTACAAAGTTCACAGTTTATTTACAACTTAAATTTCACTTTTCTTCGTTACACGTTACAAAGTGGTTCTTCGTTACACTAGTTACACGTTAGTTACAAGCTGGTTACATAAAAAAATGGCTTAGTACCAAGGGAAATCAGAAAATTTGTAACGTGTAACGACAATTCTTTATATAATACGTATACGCGCACATACACACACACGCACACGTGTATATAGCAATAAATTCGGCATTTTCTCGTTACACGTTACAAAAAGTTGAATTTTCCTTGGTACTATGCGGTTTTTTTATGTAACGAAGCTTGTAACCAGTGTAACGAGAAAAAAATACACGAAAGGAGCATTAAAATTGACTGAGCAAATTACTCTTGAATCGGATATTTACAGCCTGTGCCTGGTTACCGCACACAGCTACTATGCGCTGCTTCGTCGCCGCGGTGCCTTAGCAGATGAAATTATCGGAGCGAGTCCCCCTCCACCGGATGGACAGCCTTGTGTTCATGGTGGTAGTAATGAGACAGCAGACAAAGCCGAGCGGCTAATGCAGCGCCGCGAGCATTTGGACACAAAGATTAAGGCGATTGAGCAGGCGTGGCACTCTATGCCGGACGAAACCAGCCGGGAATTTATCCGGCTGAATATGTTTGAACGAGTGCCGAAAGAATACATAAGTTTACCGCTGTCGTTACGAACCATGGCACGACGCAGACACCTATTTCTGGTTGAACTCGCAAAAAATCTTTACGAAATCTGAAAGTTGGCACCTTTTGAGTGGAAAAGGGGTGTAAAATTATATCATGGACTTTTGAATAAAAGAAGTCCCTCAGGGTCCATTTTTGCAATCCTCCTTTCACCCGCCGCGTCCGAACGGCGGGTCTTTATATCCGGGCGGTACGCGCGTGAGCTGGCTGCACCGGTGGATATTTCCTCCTATATATTTTTTGGCAGCCGGAAACAGACGGCAATGGGT